CTGATCTAACCCATTGGCACAAAGTCATAAAAACAAGATCATAATTAAGATGCACAAAAACATCTACAAAGCTAAATTGTCGCAATCCCGCGGGACCCCACCAAAGGATGTGACGATAGATATAGATCTATATAGATCTTACCAGACTCGTTATTTGTCTGGAGAGTTACTTACTTTTAATGAAGCTAAGCATTATGCCGAGCTACATAATATGTGTAAGCGTGTTGGCATTCATACACCTTCTATGGATGCTACATATGCTAAGAACACATATCCAATTAAACCTATGGTTGCTACTGCAGTTGTTGTTGAAGTTGTAGAACACAAACCACAACAGACTATCAATGTAAGTATTGATAACCATATTGAGACTTACTCTGCTAACTTTGTAAAGTTTTTGAATTGCGAGCGCACTGAAATGATTGCCCCTCAAGTGTTGAACACTAGGTTTGCTAGAACCAATAAGTTTATTAATGATGATTTGTCTGTCATCAAAATCAGGAACAGAAAAGACATGGTGTCTCTATTTGAAAAACATCTGCCAACTCTTGACCCTAAGACATTTATTGGATTTAATAATTTTGATACTCATAATGACTTATATGATTTTGGTAATTGCGCTGTCTGTCATAGAAATAAACATAATTATACGTGTATGTACTGTCACTATAACAATTTGAAGCGTTGTGTTGAGTGTCACGATATTAATATTAGTCGTAGTGATGTTTGCCAATCTTGTTACCCTACAAGTGTACCCGAACTAGATGAATTGATATATCTAAAGTATGAACTTAACAAGATGTTTCGTGCTGATAGTATACGTTTGACTTTCTCTGAATCGATGATTGATGAATGTTTACTCACCAATGTGTTTGTTGTTATTGGAAATGCATTGCATTACATTGCTATACCTACTTATATAACTGTATCGCAACTTACTCAATATCTAGGAGTAAAATTTTCCTTTGAGGCTGATTCTGTCTATCTGAGAGCTCGTTTTCGAGAACGAGATGGTGTGGTGGAACTCCAGAAAGATCAGCATATACATGTATGCCTAAAGCTGAAAGGTGGTATGAAGAATAATAATAGACCTCATAACAGATACACTAGAGCGCAGACTCTTAAAGATGTTGAGAAAGATAGACAATTGAGAGAACATTACAACAATCCTAATAAGTATGTGAAGACTAATCCAGATAATAAACCAACGAAACCTGTTCCATGTTTGAATTGTTGTTCTGATAACCATGTTATACATCAATGTCCATTAAAGAGTGACCCAGATACAGCTGAATGCATGAGATTTGCAAAAGATATACCAGAGACTCCTGAACTACATCAACAACTAAAGAAATATGATTGCATGGTCAATGAAGTTGTCGAATATGTGTACGATGATCATTTGAAAGAGAAAATAGCTAAATTTGTCACTGTTAATAAGGTTAAAGATCTCCGTGATACAATAACCATCACTAATTTGCCGGAACAAGAGATTGTACCTATTGCTGAACTTCCAATACCTTATACAGAGTCTAATTTCGTAATGAATATGCCTACTAATTATAACATTAATGACAGTGCATTCGACGTTAAAGAGGATAATTCTTGGATGACTGATTTTGAGAACAATCTTGTTGCTGTTGTACAGCAGCAAACCGACAGGAATTCAAAAGAAATGGCTGCTAGTACATTATCGATATTTCGTAGGTTGAAGAGGTTCGTTGGCTCATCTTGGGTTAGCACACCAAGACGCCAGGTGTGGTCTCTTTTAGGAGATTATTTTGATGTTGATACCACCAGATTAAGATACCATGATTTTGTTATACATATTGGAAAATTTTATACTTTGGGAGATAATAGAGTAGATCTCAGACACATTAATGATAGGAATGTTCCTGTTGCAGCTACAGATCCATTATATTTTGAGTTTAAAATTGAGAAAAGAGCAAGATTTACTCGAACTGTTATTGATGTACAAAATGGGATAGCCTCCTTTGAATCATTATTCAAATTATTACACCCTGCAAACACTGTTGGGACAATCGAATCTTGTTTGCTTAGAATTGAAAATAGTGCTATGAATATTGCAAAAATCAATGTAAGGAGAGATGGAGTTTTGCACGATAATATACAGCTACAAACGCTCAATTTGGCTAAACACTATTTCATACATACACACCAACATGTAGCGGTTTTTCACATAGAGGGGGCTGTCAACCTAAAGAAACTTACCAGCTTGGATACACTTCACGTAGTGCCAGTCTCCCTGTACCGGATTATACTAAAGACACTCTTGTTATTAGGAATATTATGCCTAATAACCTCGAAACTCCCGATGTTGCCTCGAAATCCTGTGGGCCCCATATTATTGGAGCTACTCTCCCTAAACCTTCCAACAAAGATACAACTGGGAAGCTTGCCTGTGCAGCTAAAAGAATTGGAGCTAAAACTGCCCGACCTAACACTAGAACATTTAAGAAGTTACTCAAATATGTCAATACCAAACTTAAATTTGAATTTGAACCTATACCGGAAGGCCAAGTACTTAGCTCTGGAGAATGGTTATCAGATGCTCCATATACTCAATCACGAAAGAATCAGTTATCAAGTGCAATTGACAAACTTAATGAAGATGGCTTACAAACAAGAGATACCGAAGTTGCTGCATTTGTTAAGGAAGAGTATTACACTGAATATAAATGTCCCCGAGGAATATATTCACGAGCTGATAAATTTAAAGTTTTCTCTGGACCAATTTTTAAACAGATCCAAGATCGAATTTTCAGCCATAGTGCCTTCATTAAGAAGGTACCAGTTGCAGATCGACCAGCTTATCTCAAGTCATTATTTAGAGGAAAAACTGGAAGATATTATGAAGGTGATTTCTCAGCATACGAATCTCATTTTACAAGACTCATGTTCCAAATTGAATTCATTATATATAGACACATATGCTCACTTAACCCAGAATTACTCTCCAAGCTTGATGTCATTGAAAGAACACTCACAGGAATCAATTATATCAATTTTAAAGACCTTAAATTGCAGATTGAAGCCGTCAGAATGTCAGGTGAAATGAACACTTCATTAGGTAACGGTGTAGTGAATTACGCTGTTATCAAATTTATTTGCGAAGTCTTACATGGTAAGGAGGTTACACTTATCGTGGAAGGCGACGATTCACTGTATATTACTGAAGCTTTGGTTACTGAGAATGATTATTTACATTGTGGGTTCACTGTTAAGTTGGATTCACATGATTGTTTGGAAAAAGCTTCTTTTTGTGGTTTAATATTTAATGGTGATACTGAAACTGTCCAAACAAATCCAATCAAAACTATGCTTAAGACCCCATGGCTGCCTAGGAAATGGGTTAATGCCTCTACCAAGATGTGCTTACAATTGTTGAAATGCAAAGCCCTCTCCGTGGCCTGGCAATATCCAGGTTGTCCCATATTGGGAAGCTATGCTAAATTTTTACTCCGGATGACACATAAATACACTGTGAAGAAGAGTATTATTGATTATATGAATACTAATGATTATAATTTTAAATATGTGGATGCTACGCTTTTACATATGAATACAGATTTCAATACATTTATGAACTCGGTACCACATAAACCAATCGATAACAGGGATCGTTTGGTTATGTTGGACAAATTTGGAATTAGTATTGAGAGCCAATTGTATTTAGAATCACTCTTTGATAATAAAAGTGATTTGAAACCTATTTTTGAGCCTGTTATACTTAGTTATTGTCACAAAGATTATTTACACAATTTCGAAACACATGTTGTCACTGTTGATAATGTAGATTGTGCTAAGAGAACTGTACTAAATAATACGCATACTGAAAGGTTTAATTTATTGAAATGTTTCACTAAATCTAATTTTAAAAACCACAATTTAATCCCTGTTGTCGCTCAAACCGTTTTAGCGGGTTTATAGACCAGCGACGCCTGTAGACTTTCTCTACACCTTCAAGGCAC